GACCGAAGAGGCGAAGTTGAGGATCTCATTGCGAAGCGTATCGATGTTGCCATTCATACTCCCGTTGATTACGATATAATCACACCCCAATTGTTCAAGCATAGCACGAGCCACTGTTGTTTTACCAACACCTGCTGAACCTGATAGGATAAGATTAGGGATATTTTGTTGTTCAACAAATTGTTGAAACACTGCTTTTAGTTGTACAGGAAGAATAGTGTCTTCAATAGTTTTTGGACGATACTTCTCGACCCAAAGAAATTCTTCGTTCATAATATACTCCATAATATAAAAAGGGGAGAGCTATTATACTCTCCCCAGTCAAAAAAGTCAACTTAGAAAGTTGATGACTGCTCAACTGCAATCCAGTATTCAGCTTCAGCACCCTTGAAGTTAGAGATGCCCTTAGATGAAATACTTACTTCATAATCACCTGGGATGATACGAATATTTTCATGCTTAAAGATAGCCTTAAATGTCTTATCAGTTGTACCAATAGCAACCGAATAAACATCACCTGAAGGATTCTTTGAATCAGCAGCCTGTAGATATACATTTACTCCATCGCCAGAAACAAGAATTTCTGGAAGCTGAAGAACACCAGCTGCCTTTTCAACATCCTTCAAGTTATCATTAGTAAGCTTAAAGATTACGTCAACAGATGGAAGATTAATTTCTTTTTCTGGAGCCTTTGCGATGGTAGATTCATCAGCATAGGTATAATTAATCTTCTTAGTTTCATCTGAAATTTCAACAGACTTCTCACCGAAGTTTAGTTCAGGATTATTGAACAAACTAATGGTGGAAAGAAAACGATCTAGATTATAAATCGCAAATCGCTTACCGAAATTTGTATTGACATTTGCCTTTGCCAAAATTGTCTTGTTTGTTGACATAGTCTTCAAGACGTTCCCTTCCTGTACAATAATGGAAGGGTTAATCTTGGCAAAGTTTTTTAGAACGCTAATTGTATTTGTATCAATCTTCATAATATATCTCCTTGTTTCAAAGTTTCTTTGCTTTACCACCAAGCGCACTTGGGTCAGCAGTAGCAGATGCACCGATCGATGCGAGGTCGGCGAGCGAACCACCAAAGATATAAGTGCCAACATGTTGCATCTTCATCCATGGGCAGAACCAAGTCTTAAGACCAGCTTCCTGAGCCTTCTGACAGAACCAATAATCTTCTGAAAGATAACGCTCAGACTTAGGATCGACTTCAGCTTGGAAAGCCATCATGATCTTACGAGTGCCATCGAAGTGTTCAGTACGAACGTGATCAGGCTTGTACATATACTGAGGATAGAAATCACAGAACTTAGACATAGCTTGCTTCGAGATCATCATGAAGCCAGTACCAATTTCAAGAACTTCGCATGGATCAGCGATAGAGATAGACTGCTGGCCACCCTTTGGATTGAAGACATAATCACCAACGAACTTCTCGAGAACATTTGGATCTTCGTCAGCGATACCCTTATCAACTGCCAATTTAATCTTTTCCCAGCTGATGCACTTCTTAGGATATGGACCACCGATGATATCATACTTTTCATCTTGAGCTTGAAGAGCCATCAATGCAATAACATCCTGAGGATTGAATCCAATATCAGAGTCAATGAACATAAGATGATCAGCGCCTGACCGAATGAATTCATCAACGCAGTAATTTCTTGCGCGAGTAATCAAAGACTCGTTGAACAAGAAATAAAACTGAAGCGGAATTCCATATTGTGTACAAATTGCAGAGAGGTCAGCAACTGACCGTGCAAACATACCTGCACACATACCACCATACATTGGTGTAGCAACAAAAAGCTTACGCTTTCTTAGATCTTCAATATTAATATTAATTTCCATTATTTACTTCCTTCATTATCATGGACATGTAATTGCATCATTGCGTAGTGAATCACTTTCATTAGGTCTTTTCGCCATTCATCACGGGTGCCTTTTCTACCGTAACGCTGAGCATATTTCAAAACATTACCAATACAAAATCCTGTGCCATGTCCAGAGTCAATAATAAACTCTGTTGCTTGAAATTGATTTTTTGAGTAATGTTGACCATATGTCTTATCTATATAGTCAGAAATTTCTTGAATATAGGTATCTTCGCCATATTTATACGAAATATTTTTATTTTGTGTACTGATTAATTTACCAGCTGTGCCGATAACTCCTCCAGATTCATCGTAAATTACATCAAAATTAGGATCAACTCCTCCATTTGATCCAGTAGGATAATGCCCAAAATTGGTAGAACCAATAGCACCTACTACATAACCTCCATTATTATTCATTTATCTTCTCCACAATTTTATCAAATACTACTTTCTGTTCATCTAGATTGTTGTTTAAAAACTTCTCTGTTAAAAACATCAAATCGAAATTAGTTAGAATGTTACCAATTTTACTCTCACGACCACGCAACCAAGTTTCATTTTGATTGCTACCACGCTCTGCGTATCGCGTGGTTCTAACTTCCTTTAAGGTTGAAAGATAGATAATCTCAAGAGTATATTTTTCAGCGCAATCTTCAAGGAATGAAGATGTAAACAAACGATCGCCTTCGTAAAGAACAACTGAGCTATCATTTAATGTGCTTAAAAATTTAATAGCTTCTGGCTGGACAGCCATGCTCATCCTATCAGTGCCAGAAAACACTTCACCTTCTTCATACTTACCAAGGATATAAATGTTATCCTTCTGAAGATATGGAACTAACTTATATGCATCATACATAGGCTTCGGTTGATAATGATTAATCAACTTCCACATTAATGTGGATTTACCAGATCCAGGCTCACCACCAATCGCTATCACACGCATCTTTAAAATCTCCCATGTTATAAATATATTGTCAGTCACGGATGGCAGTCCCACTGACTCTATGTTAAACCTGCTATGATTCGTTTTCATTTTGAACACTGCAAATCTCAATAACTTTCATTAAAAAAACCCCTCAAGACCAACACTTTTCTTTTCGAAAAGTCCAGTGGCATCCAACACGTTAGAATCTAGGTATAGACTCATTCTACTATTATCTATGCGATTAGTCAACAGTTTATTTTCTAAAGTTTCAATTCTGGCATCCCAAAGCGGTTGCCAGTCAATACCTTTCCAGTCATCTGATGCGCACTGCGAAATTTCTTCTGCCTGTCTATCAATATAATACCCAAGGTAACGTCCACGTGTTTTACGGAATAGTTTTTTGAACGAACAAAGACAAGTTTCCATATCGAAATAATCAGTAGTGGGAAATTCTTTCTTTACCTCTTGAAGTATGTAGTAAGCTTCGCCGTCGAGATAATTAATCTGTTGCGCGTTAAGTTTTTGATCGTACCATTCATCTAGACCAAGAGCCATACAAAGACCATTACGATGTGAACGCGAACCGTCATGATCTTCCAACATTAGATTCTTCGGTTCAATTGATAAACCGCAGCACTGTTTAAGTGTTTGCATATAGAACCAAGAAGAATATCTTCCGAATTTATGGAGCTTGTTTATTTCTGGCCAGAGTCGGTCAAAGTTTTCTCTTGGCTCTCCGATGAGATAGGGCGCAAATGCTTCGCGTTGAGTTTTATCTCCCACCCAGTTTTTGTACGACTCGAACTGGGCTGGAAGATGACCTTTGTTCCACTTGGTGTCAGTTTGATAACGGAGCCGTTTGTAATTGTTATTATTCCATTCGCGGAGTCGTTCAAGCCCGACGAGTTCGAAGTCTGGGAATTCATTCCATATAACCCATGTTGTTGGAAGATAATACGTTGTACCATAGATCCAAGCAATCCAAAGTTTTTGTTCTTTGTTATGCTCAAATCTATCAAAAAGATAATTGGTCATAAAAATGGCGGGGTCGCAATCCTTAATGGACAGCGACCACTTATACCAATTTATGAAATCTTGTTTACGTTGTTTACTGATGGAGTTCATTATTTTTCATATCAATGAAGGAAGGTAGGTATTGAACTTCAACTTTTGCATTTGGATGAATACGTTCAAGTGCTTTCATAAGTTTAGAATGATGTTCATTACGTCGATCGTATTCGTGCATATTTCTATGATTGACAAGCATAATTCCTTCCCAACAATCCAGACCGCCCATCTTATTAAGAATAGCGCCAACCCCTGCATTATATGAGGAATCAGAGGTGATAGAAATAATCGCTTTATTTGGATTCAAATATTCGCAACCTTTAGTAATTTGTTCAATATCAGATTTACCATACTTCTTAAAGTTGTATTTAATAATATCCTGTTGCTCTTTTAAAATTGTAGCCACAGAATTAATATTTGCAGTAATTGTTGGCTTACTGAAATATTCTTCAAGATTAATAATACAACATTCGCGGAATTGAGATGAACCGATTTCTAATTTAGAAACCTCTAGAAGATTCATAATTGCTTTCTTACAATCTTCTTTCGTATTAGATTTTTTACGCTTTGGATGATGGTTCATCAACAATCCAAAATCATTATAGTTAGCTTGGTTATCCTCGAAGTCTGAACTGTTAATGTAGATTGTAGGAAGGGTTGTCCACTTGGCATTATATGCGGCAGTTGTGGTATGATTGCCATCAAGGATTAGTTTATATCCTTCTGCATCTACAGAAACAATTACAGGAGAAACTAATTTGCGTGCACCCTTTGGGTCATATCGCATGCTCTCTGTAATTTCTTGAAGATGATCAGGATCATAATCAACCAAACGAACTTGGTTGCGTGGAAGATTGACAAGGTTTTCTATCTTCTCTTCGAAGATAACATAATGACCTGCTTCGATCTTTTTCTTAATCGACTTAACCAATTTTTTATTAGCGAGAAATTCACGCTTTAATTTATTGATATTGTCATTACCACCTAACCACTTTTCTGCAATCTTCTTCATATCTTTTGTTATGATATCAAAAGATTGACAGCCTACGCCGCCACCATTCGAGCGGTTATAAAACATAGGATTGACGCGAGCATCAACACTCTTAAGAATAAAATTCTCAAAAGTGATAGACTCGGAAACAGTTCCACGATAAAGAATTGTACGATTTAAAAGACCATGTGACCATGCATGTCTAAGTTCTTCGCTTTCGGAAGAAGTGACATATCCATCAAATTCTTCTTGGGTTTTATGGAACCCCACATACATCATTTTATTTTCAATATTACGCCAGCCGTAAACGATTGCATCGTAATCCATAACAATCTCCTAAGTTATATAGATATTATACTATACTTCTTGAAAAAAGTCAACACCTTTATAATCAACGTAACACTCTACGCATCCGCCTTTACCTTTTTTCTTCATCGTTTTCCAAATGTATTCATCAATAATATCTGGGTCAGAAAGTTTAAACATGGCGAGCTTGGCTGTTTTTTGTTTGCAAACGAATTTAAATCCACACTTCTCATAAAATGGAACCGCATCAAACTCCGCAGAAACACGAAAGTATTCTGCATCCATTTCAATAGCATGATCCTTTGCCCACTCGCACAATTTACGAGCAACACCCTTACCTCTGAACTCATGGAAAGTATGGAGAAGTTGAAGATTAGCAGTGATTGGTTTACGTTTTGAAATGGTAACGACGATAGCTCCTGCAAGTCTACCGTCGATCCACACACCCCTACATTTATCCCAATCATCCATCATGTTGCATTTAGCAACGAATGTTTTGGCAAACTTATCTTCTTTTAAATCAGTAAGAGAAGCAATGAATTCAGTTTTAGTCGTTGGCCTCAACTGAAAGGAACTCACGTTGCTTATTGCCTCTTGACTTATCATATTTTGTTTTCTCCCAGCCGAGATACATTTCATGGTCGTAATTAAATTTAGGAAACTGATAATCATATTCGCTAAGAATATCTTCTACTGGTGGACCATCATTTAATGCAGCTTCAATAAACTTTTCCGCAAACCTAAATGAGTCTTCAATTTCCCTACGCTCTGTTGAAGAACGCAAACAACGGAACTCAATTGTTCCAGTATGTTTCATGCAATATGTATTGATTGCATATCGGAATGGCCGACCCATTGATACACCATCTTTACCAGCCGCATGAAGTTTAATAAAATGCTCGAAGTCCTGTGTAAGACTAATAATGTTGTTACACATATAGTCGGGCATTGGACGACCACCATCCCACTTCAAATATGTCTTGGCAGTTTTAGCACTGGACATAAGAGGATCAAGACGGTACTGATATAATCTATCAATTGTAATGTGTTGATTGTCTCGAATATACTTAACTAACTTCTTCAATGCAGGAATATCATCTTTCAATCCAGGAACATAGACATGAAGATGACCATGATTGACACAAGAAGCTGTTGGTGATTGTTTTAAATCAGTAAAGAGCTTTTTAATTTCCATAATACGTTCAACTTGATCTTGCCAAGTTGCAGTTGGCTTTGTATTAATTTCACCACCAACTGGAGGTGATTCACCTAATGGATCGCATGCAAGGCCACGAAACTCGCCATTCAAATTAACAATATCTGTTTCAGCAAATTCCCACTTACCTAAATGCGAAGGGATAATTGTACGCCTGTCAATATCACCCCACTCAATTTCGTAGCCCCATGTATAATCTTTTGGATCGTAATTCATTGCAAGTCCTCTACATTAATGTCATTCATAGGAAGCCGTGTCAGATTAAAATCTTCAACTGTAATAACTTCATACATTTTTGTTTTAGTTACAGATGATAAACCAGAACGATTTAAAATATCTTTAGTTGAAGCAAACACACTAGACCTTTCATCAGTGTAATAATACAAAGGTCTTTCCGCATTTCTAAATGCAGTTAATTTTTTATTGTAACTGATACCGCAAACTGCCATGCTTGCTTCAGGAAAAACGCTCAAAGGATTTTGATGTTGTTCCCAGCATTTCAAAATCAATTCTGAGTCATTTGCAGTTTCTGTTTTGTATCCATATTTCTCTTCCCAAGTTTCTGGTGGTTCTTGGGATATAACTCCGTTGTGAACAATGCCCAGTAAATCAGTTCCAAAGGGCTGATTAAAACGCAAGTCAGAAGTAGAATACCTAATATGACCAATACAATAAAGGTTTCCATCTTCATTTCTCCAATTATCTAAATTTTGTTTTAATATAAACTCTTCTGCAGGTATTGATTCTTTAACTGTATTTACAATTCCGTTTTTGACATATGAAACACCACTAGCATGTTTACCACGGATCATAGATTGAATGAAAAGACCACGAACTAAATCGTGGTCTTTCTTTGTAAAATTTTTAATCGCTATACCTAGCACACCACACATTAGAAGAATGAATCCAAGCTCGCTGCTGCTTCTTTGCCATATGGGTCAGCAATATTATGCTTCTTCATATAGTCATACCATTCTTGTTCATCCCACATATTTGCAGAAACACCATTCCAAAGATGGCGATGAAGTGGATGATCTTTATTCATTCGTCTTTCATCGACATATTGCTTGCGGAGGTTTTCGTAATCCCAAGCTTTGAGATCAAGCATCTTTTCGCGGAAATAAGATACCAAGGTAAGGCGATCATTATCATCTCCAATAAGTGCATCATTACCGTGAATACCACCATGATTATTGACGAGCAACATATCTCCAGGCTGGAGATTAATAGCGATACCAAATTCTGGAAGAATGAACTCAGCGCCCTTCCAACCTTTACCTTCAGGGCCAGTAATGCCGCAAATATTCGAGAATCCTTCATGTAAGTCTCCAGCATCTCTATGACAAGCTGTACGCCAGTTATGATTAACTGTCAATGTCGTAAAGACAGTTTCATCAATACGAAAACGAGGATCGAGTTTTTGAGCACATTCGTTTTGTGCACCCCAACGTACAGGAAGTAGTTCTTTAAATTGTTGATTAAGTTTGCGAAGATATGGAAAAACAAGCGCAAACTTATCATAATTCTTTTCAGTATATGAAGTTGCACGACCATATGGAATACGTGGATAACGATCGAAGTATCCAGCAATACCAGACATTACTGACTGTGCATAATTTGTTTCTGAAATATAATTTTCAACAATATGCTTTGCTTCAGCCATCTGTTCTTCACGCGAAAGGTTATGAATACCAGCAAGCCACTTATCAAACCATCCATGGTATTCTTCATACTTCTGCAATACTGCAGAACGAAGCCATACCTGACCGCGAGTTTCTTCCTTAGAACCTTTCTTATGACTTTCCTTAATCGTTTCGATTGTAGTACCATCATCAAAAGAATTTAATGGCCTACCAAGAAAGGCAAGGATTTCAATTTGTTCTGGGCTAACCCAATCGCGATTACCACGACCTTCAGCCCCAAGTTGTTCACCACGAGGACCAGCGGCAAGTCCACGGTTCTGTGATTCAGTCGCAGCATCTCTCAAACCAG